AGTGTGAGTAGGCCAGCGACCGTGAACATGGCGCAGGAGCTGATCAGCTGGGCGATCATCAGCAGCAGGCTGGCCCGGTGCGCCATCAGCAGCACCACGGCCAGGGCTCCCAGTCCCACGCCCCAGGCGGTGACGTTCTGAAACGGCTGGTAGGCCCGGAAGATCAGGTCGAGGTTCGGCCTGAGCAGACAGACGAACGCGAAGGCCGCGTGGCTACCCGCGATGGTGAGGCGCTGGTTGAGCAAGGGCTCGATCAGACTGATGAAGCGGTTACGGCGGATCACGGCAGCGCCCGCAGGTACGTCCAGCCATGCCCGTCGAGTGAATACTCGAGGTGAGAGACGAACAGCCAGATGCGGGGCAGGAAGGTGTTCGGACTCGGCACGGGGATCTCCTGGGGGCTTCCGGAAGGCCAGAGAGGTTACTGACCTTGCGCACCAGGCTCGGCCGGGTACAGCCGGGCACTGGTCGCACCAGGACCGAGCGGCCCAAGACGACCTCGTAGTCCCGGTAAGCCACTGGAGGGCAGTAGGCGGTGCGAGTGGGTGGTGCTGAAGCGGTCGAAAGGATGGCGGCAGCAGAAGCGGCCCCGAGGATCAGGGCCGCAGGTAAAACGTGTTTCATATGGACTCCAGGGGTCAGGCAGCGGGGTCGGTGCTGATCTTCAGTGTCGAGACCGGTGCGGCGGCGCTCAGGCCGATCACCGTACCGGCGTCGGACCAGACCTTCATCTGCGCGGCGCGGGCGGCGTCCAGTTCAGCGAGCGCGGCGGCCACATTGGCCGGGACCGGGTTGATGGTGTTGTTGGTGAACGTGCAGCCACCGTTCGAGTTGTCCCAGATCGGCGTCGAGCCCCGGCTGATCACACCGGAGGTGTTCATCAGGTTGTAGCTGACCTTGCTGTTCCGGATGATGTTCCCGTACCAGATGCTGGGGTCGTTGTTGTTCACCGCGCGGTCCCAGGCGTGCAAACCGCCGCCACCCGTCCATGCCATGCGGCTGTACCCACCCGCCGCCTTGCTGCGGATGAACCCGTGGCTGATCACGGTCACGTTGTCAATCAGGTTGTTGTGCCCGGACTGGATCGCGCCGCCGTAGTTGGCGACGTTCAGCACGGTCCCGTCGCGCAAGGTGAAGCCCTGCCCGACGTTCGAAGCCGTGACCGTGATGCCCTGGTTGTCACCCATCAGGCCGCCGGTGCCGCCATAGTTCAGGCTGCCCCCGGACCCGTTGCTGCCGATGGTGGCGAGCGTGCCCCCGGAGGCCGCGAAGGCCGCGTCGGTGGGCATGTTGTTCTCGACCAGGAAGCGCCGGAAGATCACGTTCTGACCGGGAGCGCAGAAGCTGTTGTAGGTGCTGACCGCGTCCTCGATCTCCGCGGCGTACACCGGGTCCTGGCGGCTGATGTAGTCCTCGACGAAGCTGTCCGAGGTGAGGTTCTGGCAGTTCTGGAACTGCACCACGTTGCCGATCTTGGTGCGGCCGTCCCAGTTGCCGGTGGCGTCCACCCGCCGACCGTCGATGTCGTTCGCCACCACGCGCTGCACCCGCACGCCGCCGCCTGCGCGCCCGCTGACGCTCGGGTTCCGGAAGCTGACGACATTGATGCCGCGCGTCCTCGGATACTCGCAGTTGGCGACCTCGAGGTTCGCTCCGTTCTCGCTGACCACGAAGAAGGCCGGCATGGCCCCGTCGTACCCGGCGGGCGGCTTCCCGCTCAGCCCCAGGCACTCCTCAAAGCGCATGTCGGAGTTGGTGCCGCCGTACACCATGCCGGTCTTCTGGTAGGCGTCCATGCCCCAGCCCCAGAAGTTCATCAGCACGAACGTGATCGGCAGGGTGGCCGTCACCATCACCGCCGGGACGCCCGGCACCGTGCTGCGCAGGCTGCCCAGGCTGATCCGGTACCGCCCGTTGACCAGGGGACCGTAGGTGCCGCCTGTCAGGTCGCTGTTGGCGATGGTGAGGCTGGTGGTCCGGTCCGTCCAGGCGATCTGCAGCGGATCGCGCGTACGGTAGGTGACACCCGCGTCGATAATCGTCCCGAGCTGCCGCTGTGCCACGCGGACCAGGGTTGTCGGGTCGAGCTGAATCACCAGTGGATCGGCGGCGTTGGTGGTCGGGGTATACGTGCCGTCCAGGTTGGCCCGCAGGTAAGCGGTAACGGTGTTGATGGCCGGATCGACATCTACCAGGCCGCCACGGGCGCGGTCGAAGACAGTGACCTTGGGCATCTCAGCTCACCGGGGCCAGCGCGTCGCCGCGTGAGACGCCCATGAAGCTGAACTTGCCATAGCTGATGTTGTCCCCGAATCCTGCCAGCCCCGACGCGTTCACGGTGCTCTGGGTGGTGTCGATGTCCCAGGTGGTCGGCTCCGCGCCGCTCGCCAGCCAGGAGCGCACCTTGACGGATGTTCCGGACACAGCGAGCCGCATCCCGTAATAGGTGTCGTTCGTTGCCCCCTTGGCCACCGAAACCCCGACCTGCGTCTCAGCCCCGTTCACCAGCGTCCAGAGGCTGAGGGTGCCATTGTTGGTATTCAGCCGAGCCTCGACCCCGCCCAGGGTGGCTGGGGTGGTACCACTCGCCCGGAGCATCGCCACCAGGACGTCGGTATTTCCGCCCTTCTGGCCGAAGACCACGATGCTGCCGTCCGGGAAGGTTGCGCTGCCGGTCGGGTAGGAGCTGCGCAGGTAGCGGTAGCGGGACGAGGTGCCGCCCGGGTCGAGCTGCAGTTCACGTCCCGAAACAGGCGTGCCGGCCTGATCGTACAGGTAGGTGCTGAACGTGCCGACCTTGGTGTACACCGCGTCGAAGGCGGCCACGTTGGCATAGGTGGCGGCCAGGAAGCGGTCACTGGTCTTGATGGCACTGTTGTCGAAGTAGACGGCACCCTTCTTCCAAACCACGGTGTCTTGCACCGCGCCAGCCGTACCGAGCTCCACGAAGGCCGCGTCCCCCGTGCCGAGGGTGCTGGGAATCTGCGCACCTGGTGCCAGCCAGAGGATGTTAGTGCCACTGGTCTGCGCCTGCAGGATCATGCGGTACCCGGCAGACACCCCAGCAGGCCAGACGTAGGGCACCAGGCCGTCGGCATACAGGCCGTCGGTACCCTTGAGATACAGCTGGGCCGTCAGGCTGGCGAGCATGCTCGGTGCTGCCGCCACGTAGCCGCCGCCCTGGATGATCAGCACCGGGCCGGTGGCCGCCGGGTTCGCCCCGATGTAGTTGCCGGGCTTGCCGACTGACCCCGCTGCCGCCAGCAGTTCCATCTTCGTGGTGTCGAAGGTGAAGCTGGCTGGGCTGGTGTGGTTGGCCGTGACCCGATAGGTGCTGCCACCCTGGGTGAAGGTGTCGTTGACCGCGTAAACGGTGGCTGCCGCCCAGGCCCCACGCGGATTCAGGCCGCGCAGGAAGGCCACGAACTGTGCGTCGGTGGTGTTGGCCGGCAGCTGCCCGGCGTCGATGGCGATCTGCTTGGCGCTCTTTCCGGCCCCGCCACCGCTGGGCGAGGCCGCCGGGCGGCTCCCGATGGTGCCGGCCATCAGTTGAACCACGTCAGGCGCACGCCACCCGAGCTCAGCAGGGCCAGGAAGGAGACCGAGGGCTTGCCGTTGGCGTCCGCGAAGCGGTAAGTGGCCGCCGCGAGGGACGGAAGCCAGCCCCCGGCCGTACCGTTCATGACATCGGCGGAAGGCAGAGCCACCGTCACGGCATTGTCTGTGCCTCCCCGAAACCGGACCTCAGCGGCCATGCTCTCGATCAGTACAGAAGTGGCGTCCACCGGGATTTGCACGCTGGCCGCGCCTCCGAGTCCGGTCAGCCTCGTGCTGCCCGCCACCAGTTCCCAGGTGCACCCGTCCAGTGGCAGGGTCTCGACCGGCGAATACTGCGGGCCTACCAGTTCAAGATTGTGCGGTGTGGGTTTACTGCTCATGCTGAACCTCCAGAGAGAAACCCCGCCGAAGCGGGGTCGAGTGGGGCTTGTGTCCGTCAGTTTTCGAGGCGCCGAATACTCACGCTGGTGGTGATGGTGGTGGCGTCGCCGTAAACCTGCGTTCCTGCGCTGCTGTACGCCCAGACGTCGATCGTGTCGCCTGCCACCAGGTCCAGCATCCCGGTGTTCGTCAGGGCGATGGTGTTCGTGACGATGCCGTCCTCACCGATCTTCAGCGACTCGACGCCGTTCCGCCGGACGGCGGCGTTGACGCTGGTCCCGTTCGGCCCGACGAACACCACGGTCGCGGCGATCAGGTAGAGCCCAGTTGCCGCCACGGTATAGACACCGGGCTCCATCGTGGCGGGCCTGACCGCATCCCCGCCGGTACTCATGACCCGGTCCATGTTCACGCGCGTCCAGGTGGTCGCCGGGATGGTCTGCAGGGCGTTCTGGGCTGCGGAGGCCAGCAGCGGCTGGTATTCCAACTCCCCATCCGGCCCGCGCACATTCGTAACGGTGGACTTCGGCCCGACCTTGACCACCGCCCGGTCGAAGGCTCCGGTCACATTGCCGTTGGTGAAGTTGTTGCGGTCGCTGATCCCGATCTCGCGCACCGCCACGTCCTGGTGCGTGCGGGTGCCGGTGATCACGTGAACTCCGACGTCCACTTCGGAGTCGAAGCAGTCAACCAAGATGATGTTCGCAAAGCCGTAGCCGGGACCGACCTCGCCTGTGGTCTGGTCAGGATCGTTGATGCGGTTGTTGTTGACGTAGGTGTTCCGGTGTACGACGAGTTGGCGGGTCTGGTAGGCGTAGATGGCCCATTTTCCGCACTGGTAGAAGTGACCGTAGATCTGGTGCAGGCTGCCGCCCTCGATGAGCACCGCTCCGCCGGTCAGCACGTTGTCGTAACTGCCGTCGAACCGGCAGTCGGCCAGGACCACCATGGCGACCGCGGTCGGGGTGCACCAGATGGCGCACTTGTCATAGGACGGTACGAAGTCGGTGCCGGCCACGCTCAGGTTCGTCGTCTCGTTCTTCAGCCCGAACTCGCGCCGGTTCGCCCAGATGTAGTTACTGCCGGTGATTCGGGAATCAGAGTGCTGCATCACGACGCTGCCGCTCTTGCACCAGATGTTCGTCAGCCTGGTCATGAAACACGTGGCGTTGCCGCTGGCCAGACAGGCGATGCCTGAGACGCCCTGCCGGTCGAGGTCATCCTTCGAGAAGACGTTCACGTCCTCGACCACCGCGTTGATGGTGTCCCAGAGGGTGATCTCCCAGGTCGCGGTGGGATGCACGTCGGGGCGTTCGAGCGACATCCGCCGGATCTTGACTCCCTTGGTGCCCTCGGCCAGCACTTTCTTGCCTTCCGCGTCATTCGGCAGGGCGGCCTTCGGTGCTGTCTCGAAGAACGGCACGTCTGTCGTGGCCAGCAGGATGGTGGCCATGCCCGAGCCGTAGATGTCGGTATTGGCCCAGATGATGACCTTGTGCCCCCACTGGTAGGTGGCCGGAAGGATGAACACCTGCCCACCCACGTTGACAGCCAGCTGCACTGCGTCGCTGTTGACCGTGCCGCTCGCTGCCGGGCTCATCCCGGCCCAGGCGGCCAGCACCGGCCCGGCATACAGCCGGATCGCGTACAGGCCACCGGGCAGCCCATAGACCGTGCAACCGTTCGCGCTGCCCGTGTCGCGGATGGCGAAGGTGCCACCCAGGATCGCCTGCTGCACGATCACCGTGTCGCCCGAGACGAGCCCGGCGACACCCGCCAGCAGGGTCGCCAGGGTGTCCACCGTCAGCCGCTGCCGGATCTGGGCCACGTCGGCACTGCTGGCCAGCGCGTCACCCACCGCCACCCAGGCATGCGTGGTGAAGTTCCACTCGACCCGCTGCTGCCGTCCGCCGGGCCGGTAGGCGCCGCTCAGCGGCCGGTCGCGCGACCACGCTGTCTGCTCGCCGCTCGTCGGCACGCGGGGCAGTGACGCGCCGAATGTCACGAAGCGTTGGTCGAGCCCAGCCAGGGCCAGCACATCGGGCGCCACGTCCGCTGCGATCTGCAGACTGTCTGCCATTCCCCCGACCCGCTGGGTCAGGTCGGCGTACAGCTCGACCGCGCCGCCGAGGGCGTCGGCTCTCAAGAACTCGTTGTTCATCCGCCCGCCCGAATGATGTAGTTCAGGGCCAGGAAGGGCGGCATGGTGTTGTGACCCGCGTTCCCGCCCGTCGCGTCGGTGGGGGCTGCGCCGTTGTAGTCGGAGGACGCGAAGCCGGTAGTGCCACCGTGGGCACCCTGGGGAATCTCGTACAGCCCGGCGGTGTCATTCTGGGCGGTCGGCGCGAGGTGGGTGTGGCTGGGCATCTCCTGCAGAGTCAGCGCGTGGGCCTCCTCACCGCCGGTCTGGCCGCGCGTGCGGTTGCTCAGGCCCTGCCCCTGACCCACGCCGATCACCGTGCGGCCTCGCAGGTCCGGCAGGTTGAAGGTGGTCGTGTTGTTGCCCGGGCCGAAGGTGGTGCCGATGGCCGCGTACAGCTGCGCGTAATCGGTGCGGCTCACGGTCTGCCCGTTGCACAGCAGCCAGCCGGCGGGTGCAGCCGGGCCAGCGAACGCCAGCACGGTGCCGGGTGGGCAGACGAGCTGCAGCACCCCGGCAAGCATGTTCAGGAGCTTCTGGAAGATGTTCCGAAGCGGTCCGCTGTCGCGCGGGTCTCCAGTGCTCGGAACGGTCAGGGAGTCCAGCGGCTCGGCGGTCGGGGTGAGTTGCTGAGGCATGATTACACTCCTGGTCTCAAGTAGAGGGTCGTTGGGTGGTTGGTGTCCCAGACGCTGCCGTCGTCCCAGGGCGAACCGTCGTCCCAGTAGTCGGTGATGAACTGCGACACGAGGTAGATGCCGCGCAGGCGGGCGTGGGCGGGCTTGATCTGGTCGATCACGCTGCGCACCCGGTCGATCTCGGCCTGGGTCAGGGTCAGGTCCCACAGCGAGCCGTCGTCCCAGCGGCTGCCGTCGTCCCAAGCGTCGGCGTTGAAGCTGGCCTCGGTGGGCGTCAGGTAGAGGCTGAACTCGGCCCAGATGCTCGGGTCGGCCTGGTAGTGCTCGACGATCCGGGTCGGTGGGTAGCTGTAGTAGCGATAGTCGTCCGGCACGATCAGGGTCGGGAGGGTGTAGGTCTGGCCGTCCACCGTGTAGGTGCGACTGCTGCTGGTCACCTCGCCTCCGCCCGCCTGCGTGAGGATCACGCCGCCTGTGACCGCCGAGAAGACACCCTCGGCCACGTCACCCGTCAGCATGCCGATGCGGACGCCGTAACCCATGTGCTCGAGCGCGGCCAGCATGCCAGGGAGGGTGCCCGCCCGGTCCCAGAACTCCCAGGCGTGCAGCAGGCGGTTCCTGAAGGCGTCCGGGTACTCGCCCGGGTAACGCTGCAGACCGCGTTCGTGGCCGGTCAGCTCGAGGGCGTCGTCCGGCGCATAGGCGATCAGGCGGGCCAGCATGACCGCCTTCGCCTCGGCCGCCAGATCGTCGAGCACCCCCGCCAGTGCCGCGAGGTGCGCCTGGGTACCCTGGTCCTGGTAGTCGAGCGGGTTGATCCGGCTCAGCCGCCGCAGGTACTCGCTGAACCCGGTCACCTCCAGACCAGCGTCGGCGTCAGGGTCACGGCCTGAACGGGGGTCAGCACCAGGTCACCGAAGCTGTCGGCGACCTTCGCGTCGACCATCCCAGCCGGCAACATGGCCGCCTCGACGATCGCGCTCTCGTAGAGCGTGCCGCCGATCGGCAGGGCCTGCTGGAGCGCCGAGAGGTTGGCGAGCACCTCGCCCTCGATCCGGGCATGGTCGGCTCCCGGTGCGTAGAGCGTCAGGGTCAGGCTGGCCTGCACCTCGGTCGCGGCGTACACCTGCACGTCGGCCGTGACCGGCCTGCGGTCCTGGATGTAGGCGTCGGCGAGTGCCACCGCTGCCGGGCCGATGCCGCCCTCGCCCCAGACCACCACGTCGACGGTGCCCTGCCCACGCGGGTGCTGGTCGAGCACGGTCACCCGGTCGATGCTCGGCGCGCTGGAGAGCGCCCAGAACTCGTACGCCCCCCGTGTCGCGCCGCCACCCCGCTCGGCCCATCGGAGGCGGCAGCGCTCTCTCAGGCTGGTGTCGCTCTCCCGGTCGGCCCCGGACAGCACCAGCCAGCCGGGGCCGTTCGTGACGCTCAGGCCCGGCTGTGGAGTGTTGAGCACCGTCAGGCTGCCGGTCACCACGTTCGCCGCGCTGCCCGCCTCCTGCGCCTGGGCCAGCACCTGCACGCTGCTCCCGGCCTCCACCGTGGCCCGCGCCAGGGTCACGAAACGCACCGCGCCGCTCGTCGTGCTGGCCCAGACAGCGCCAGCCTCCAGTTCGTACGGGCCGCTCCCGGGCAGGGCCGTGAAGGTCAGGTACCCCTGAGCGATCACCGAGTCCTGCCGCAGCAGGCCGTACTGGCTGTAGGCCAGCTCGTCGAGCCAGTCGCCCGCCGCGGTCTGCAGGTACCCGCCCGCCGCCAGCGCCGCGATCAGCCGCTCGTCGTCCGCCATGCCCTCGGCGGCGATTTCCAGCAGGGTGCGCTGCGGGTCGCCAGGGGTGTAGTTGGTGAGGGGGTGGCCTGGGAATTCCAGGCTCAGCACGTTCAGCATCCGGGCCACCAGCTGGGCTCGGGTGCGCGGTTGGAGCATGTCTGAGAGCGCCATCTACCCGACCCCGTAGGGTGCAACGCTCGGAACCTCAAACTGCTGGCCCACTTGATCTGTGCTGATGACGAGGGTGAACGGGCCTGCCGCCGTGTCGAGGTCGGCCCTGAGCTGGATGGATTTCAAGGTGACTTCCAACGGCGTCACAGTTGCGTTTAGCACTCGTTCGTCCTCCTCGATTTCGATTTCCAGCACGGCGCACAGCTCAGCTCCGCCGTCACGGTTGGCCTCGCCCATGTAGTCATAGAGACTGCACCCATAGCTGAGGTCATAAAAAAGCGCACCTTTCGGGGTGCGGATGCGGCGTGCGATGGATTCAGTCAGGAGGTCCAGACCGGAGATGATTCGGCCATCCAGCCCCGGTGAGGAGCTGAGATCGGTTCCGAAGTCAGGCATGGAACACCGCCAGGAGGCCAGGAAGCGCTGCCAGTCGGGCATCAAGCTGGGCCAGCAGGCCATCCGTTGAGGCTTTGACAGCTTGCAGGCTGCTCAGCTTCTCCTGCGCTCCGCTCAGTATGGACGCCTTGCCAGTCAATTCAGTGTCCACTTTGGTCAGGGCGCCACCGGCCAGCCCGAGGAGGTAGCCCGCTGCTGGGCAGGCCGTCTGAATCGCTGTTGCCGTCGTACCGCTGATAAGGGACTGAAGGCCATGCAGGGTTGTCTGCGCTTCCCCCAACACCGCTTGCGCGTCGGCCAGCACGGTGAGCTGAGATGTAACCCCCTCTATCTGAGCGTCAATTTGCGCAGCGTAGCTGGTCAGCCGGGCCTTCTGATCGTTCAGACTGCCCGTGAGCAACCCTGCCACTTCACTGCTTGCGAGTTGGGCTTTCAAGGCGGCGGCAACCTGCGGGCCGAGTACGGATGACAGGGCGTCGAGGTCGCAGGAGGTGGCGGGTGGCGGCAGCACGGGGAGGTCTGTAGCGGGTGGCTGGGCAACTTCAGAGGGCACGGCGGCCTGCTGAGTCTCCCAGTTCGCGCCCTGCGAATCGAGGAATTCTGTGAGTAGCATTTTTACCCCGAGGTGACACGGCTGCTGCCGGTGATGATGGTGGCGATGAGCGTTGCCGGGCCGGGCTGCACACCCACCACCTGCGCGGTGTCGCCGATGCGGGCCACTGGCGGGCCGCCGTCTGCCATCGCCACAAGTGCGGCGGTCAGGTTCAGCTCTTGGATGCCGGTCAGGGTGACTGTTGAAGCAGCGGCGTTCAGAAGCAGGCTCTGTCCAGCACGGTCACGCAGCACCACACTTTCGGCCCCGCTCTCTGCCCGCATTTCTAACACCTGGCCAGCGGCGTCCTGAAGCAGCACGCGTGGGTTGGCGTACACCGATTCATCACTGGTCTTACCCCGGTCGTCATCGAGTAGAAAGCGCTGGCTCATGCCGGTCTGAACATCAAGCATCTCCATTTCACCGATGACATGTAGGACCAGCGGCCTGCTCGGATCGGCGAGTTGGAAGATCATGATTGCCGTGCCGCCTGCCTTGACCTTCACCCGGCTGCCGGGGATCGGCGGGACAAGTGGAACTCGGGTCAGCTTGGGGAGTTGCGGGTGATCGGGCTGCAAGTCGAGGTGGTGGTCCCCGTGGTCTCGCAGGATGCGGCAAGGGAAATGCGCGAGGTAATCGGTGTGACCCATGACCCCGCGCACCACGTTGGCGAGTCCGGCCGGACCTTGATCCGTGCCGTCGCCAGTGCTTACGCCAGTCCGTAGGCGCTCGCCGATGTGATGGACCACCCGCGTGATGCGCTTTGCGATTGTTTCGTCGCCCCGCGTCATGTTCAGGAGCATACCCGGCGCCAAGGTCGGATCGTCAGTCACCACGAAGACGCCTTGAGCGCTGTCCTCGCTTTCGATGGCGAGGCGGTTGGGGTGTTCCTCCCACT